GTATCGGCACTTGGAGAATTTGTTTTCCAAGACCGATCTGTTACGGCTGGATCTATTGGCGGCACTACTACCTTATTTGCCGATGATGGCACAGGTATTAAATACGCCAATGCAACATGGATACTAAATGACTCTCTAGTCTTTAACTCTGCCACAGTTACTAGGACAGGGGGTAGCCCTCAAAACTCATTTAATCAAGCATCTATTGACAAATACTTTTTACATTCATATAACTTGCAGGATCTACTAATGCAAACCGATGGGGTAGCCCTAGATTATGCTCAGGCCTATACCGCCTCACGTGCAGAAACCAGCATTCGATGCGATGCAGTAGAGCTTGATCTATACACCGATAATTACAACACAGGCATAATCGCAGCCCTAGACCTAGACTTCTTTGATCCGATCACAGTTATCACCACTCAACCTGGTGGATCGACTTTGGAGAAAACCCTGCAGATCTTTGGGGTAGGTAACACAATTACACCCAATAGTTTTAAGACAGTATTTACCACCCTTGAACCGGTGATAGACGCACTAATTCTAGATAACGCAATCTACGGCATGTTGGACTATAATGTCCTCAGTTACTAAGGAGAATAATGGCTAAACAAACCTTTACCACAGGGCAGGTATTAACGGCTGCCCAAATGACATCGCTGCAACAGACAGCTATGGGCGGTGGATCTGCTACGGCTAAGACCGCAAATTATGTATTAGTAGCTGCCGATGCTGGTGGTACTGTTGCTATGAACGCGGCAGGTGCTACAACTATTACAGTTAATACTGCACTCTTTGCAGCAGGTGATACAGTACTAATACAAAATCTTGGCGCTGGTACATGCACAGTTACAGCAGGTACAGCCACAGTTAATACGGCTGGCTCATTAGCTTTAGTACAATATGAGTCTGGTATTTTATATTTTACTGCAACTGGTACGGCTATATTTAATGATTATGTACAAGCTGGCGGTGGAGGCGGTAAAGTTTTACAAGTAGTTCAAGGAACATCTACAACACAAACATCTATTACTGGTGGAACTTTTACCGACACTACTTTAACCGCATCAATTACACCAACATTAAATACAAGTAAAGTTTTAGTAATGGTTGTTCAACAAATTTACATGGCACCAGGAGTTAATTCAATTTGTTCGGCTTATATGCGATTGATGAGGGATAGCACCGCAGTTTATACGCCAAGTGATTTTGCATCCGGTTTATTTACATATAAATTTATTGGCTCTGATTGTTTAATTATTGGTAGTTTTTCATATCTTGACAGCCCTGCAACTACATCTTCTACCACATACAAAACACAAGCCTGCAATTCTGGCGGCGGTAGTCCAACCCTGATTTTCCAATTGACTAGCGTTCAATCAAACATTATTCTAATGGAAATAGGTGCATAATGAAATCAATTTATATTTCTAAAGCAATTACAAAGTTAAGACCAACCGCTGAGTTTTCTTTTACTAATGATGATTATTCTACGATCAAATGGGCAGTTTTAGAAGGTGATGCGCCAACACAAAAAGAAATAGATGAAGCAATTAAAGAAGTCAAAGCGGATGAAATAGCCGAAGCCAAATCAAAGGCATCAGCCAAATCTGCACTACTTGCCAAATTGGGTCTTACTGAGGATGAAGCAAAACTGCTTCTTAGCTGATGCAACCTTGGTTATCTAAAGCAGCGCAGCAGTTAAGAGATCAAGTTGATATCTGGTATCCGGATCGGGATACTGCCAGCGATGGGTGGGTGGGTGATAGTCGCCATGCCACTACCAAATCAGATCATAACCCAGACACCGATGGGTGCGTACGAGCCATTGATATTGATACTGACTTGGCTAAGCAAAAAGGGCTCAGCGTATATCTTAGTGACCAAATCAGAGAGTGCGGCAAAACCGATAAACGCATATCTTATGTAATTCATAACTCACGCATAGCCAGTAGTAAAAAGGGCTGGGCTTGGCGGCCGTATAAAGGCTTTAATAAACATGAGCACCACATGCACATTAGCTTTACAAAGTTAGGCGATCAAGATGCTCGGCCGTTTGACATACCACTAATAGGGGGCAAGATATGAAGCTAAGTAAGAAGCAGAAAGCAATACTAAAATCATACTTTAGAGGTGTGCTGGTATCGCTATTAACATTCTTGACCAGTAATGAGTTAGGACTTGACCCAGCCGTATCTGTGATTGTTGCAGCATTAGCCGGGCCAGCAGCTAGGGCTCTAGATAAATCCGATAGTGCTTATGGCCTCGGTGCAGATGAAGCATGACACCTGGCGAATGGGTCGCATTAGCCGTTGGCGTATGCGCCGTCTCTACAAGTTTATTAGTGGCTCTACGATGGGTTATTAAGTCTTACCTACAAGAGCTTAAACCTAATAGCGGTACTAGCATGAAGGATCAATTAACACGATTAGAAAAGCGTGTCGATGATCTCTTTATTTTAATTAGTAAGCGATAATTTATATTATGGCAGCCACACGCAAACGTAAGAAAATCAATAGACGTGTTGTGCGTAAGTCACCCGACCCATTATCTAAACTTGATGTCTTTATGATTACTAAGCATGAGATCTACAGGGCTGCTAAAAAAGCCGGATTTAGTAATGAGGTTGCTTGGTTTTTTATGCAAGAAAATAACGCCCTACCGGATTGGATCGCTAACGACAAAGCAGATGCGATAATCCCGAATATTCCTACTCCAGATGAGGATGACGATTAAGCGATACTTAGTAATAAGTGATCTGCAAGTTCCCTTCCATCATGTAACAGCTGTAAAGAATGTAATTAAGTTAGCGAGGCGAGAGAAGTTTGATAGTGTATTGGTGGTCGGCGATGAAATTGATTTCAATACAATTAGTAAATGGGCTGAAGGCACACCTATGGCTTACCGGCAAACCATTCACGATGATCGAGAAGCTACTAAAGAGATACTTTGGGATCTCAGCGAGTACAGCGCAGAGTGTCATATTATCCGCAGTAATCATACTGATCGCCTTTATAGCACTTTACTAAAAGTACCTGGCTTAATTAGTTTGCCAGAGCTGCAATACCCTAAGTTCATGGGCTTTGCCGATATGGGCATGACATACCACAAAGAGGCGTATGAGTTTCACCCTGGCTGGATGTTGGCACATGGCGATGAGGGCAATATGTCACAGCACGCAGGTATTACGGCGCTTAACCTAGCAAAGAAGTGGGGTAAGTCTGTGCTGTGTGGCCACACCCATAGACTAGGCATGAGTGCCTATTCAGAGGGCGTAGGAAGCCATTACAGAGCCTTGTATGGCATAGAGGTAGGCAATCTAATGGATAGAAAAAAAGCCTCTTATTTACGCTATGGAAGCGCGAATTGGCAGATGGGGGTGTGTATACTTTCTACTGTAGGTAAAGTGCTAACACCAGAGTTAGTACCCATAGCATCGGATGGATCATTCGTAGCCTTAGGTCGTCTGTACAGCTAGTATTGTTACACAATCGTTATAGACACGCGACCCTAAATCCTTCTAATTGTCAGACACAAACCACACACTACTGCTATGCCGCAAAGTATGTAGGCATAGTTAGGGCTATATGAGTTTAAGAGACTCCGCTTACGCATGGTTTTATGTCATGCTTGCAATTGGTGTGCTGTATTGGTACATCGAACATGTTAAAGAGAATGCAGCTGTAGTACATTACTGGCGCGGTCGCAAAGATGGCTGGGATATGCATCGCCGTATGATGGAAAATAAATCAGATGCCGACAAATACTGAGAAGCTGTTTAATGATGCCACAACACTTGTGCACGAACGTGGCGTTGTCTATGGGCATGCAATTTACAACATGCAACGTATATCTAAATCAGTCAGCGCATACATTGACTTTCCAATCATGCCTCACGACATACCGATTATTAACGTTCTCCAGAAAATATCCAGGCTGGCTGAGAGTCCTGGACACGAGGACAGTATCGTGGACATCATCGCATACATGGCAATCTACAAAATGTGTATCGATGCCGAGACCGATGGTGAGTTTGAGTTTAGAGAGGGTGAGTAATGTTTAATTTAGCTGATTATGAAACAGTCGAAAGCCGACTAGAGAAATGGTGGAGGGATTACCCAGATGGACGAATATCTACAAAGATCGAACAGGCTACAGACACTAGATACATTGTTAGTGCTGAATTATATCGGACAGAAGCGGACACGAAAGCGTACGCGACCGGCCTTGCTAGCGAAAGCGTTAGCGATAGAGGTGTTAATTCTACTTCTGCGTTGGAAAACTGCGAGACTTCAGCGATCGGTAGAGCGCTTGCAAACGCGGGTTACGCGGCTAAAGGCAAACGTGCCAGCCGTGAGGAGATGAGCAAAGTTGCAGAGTTCAAACCTAAATACGGCGCACCCGGATCTAAGTCAGCTGCTATGGAG